ATTGAACTCTAGCTCTTCTTCTTTCTAACTTAAACTTTAGCGTCTGTATCAGGCTAAAACCAACCCAATGAACAAACTGCACACCCGGCACCAATCCCACGTTATCGTTAATCGAAATCGTAGGATTAGGGAGTCCGTGGTGGTGCCCAATCAACCAACCCTCACAACTTCAGGATCAGAGAATGACAATGACATTTATCATCTAGATGGAAGACTCAAAGTTTCCACTTATCGAGATTATTCTTGGACCGTTCCAGTCAATCATGACATGATGGACGTCGTCCACAAGAACAATTTCAATCCCCGTAACCAAGTCGGCGCCCTTGTAGAACAAGAAGTCCCAGTATGCACCAGCAACGATTACAATTCTTTTATCGCTGCTTTTAACAAACGGTGTAACTTTAGACAAGCCAAGGAGAACGACGACATAGATGATAGATCCTATATCGAGGCTTTACAATTAATTGAAAGTCTTCCCTCGACATTCACGCAATGGGAGGAGAATGAAGCTGACCGTGAACGGTGGCTTGCAAAATTCGATATAGGCAAAAGAACCAGAATGGAGGCTGCTTACCATACGATTCCCGAGCAATCCGGAGCATCCCTTGCCGTCAAAGATTTGATGGTCAAACAAGAGGTGCTCATTAAACGGAATGATCCCGACTGGGCTCCCCGTATAGTCTATGTTGGCACCGACGCGTTTAACGCTGTTACCGGTCCAGCTAACATGGTGTTAATGGAGAGAATGGTCGATTTCACTCGGCATAATCTAATCAATGGTATCAAGTTCAAGTACGCTTACAAGACTAGCGATGTTGAACTTGCAGACTTCATTTCTACCGACGAATTTCCTAATTTAGTCGAAGGCGACTTCAGTCGCAACGACCGCGAACAACGCAGTCGTGTGGTTCTTTTATTCAATGCATGGTGCGAAAAGTTAGGCATGCCTGCTTGGTTCAGTGATCTTAATTTGACGCTTAACAATTTCAAAGTCATATCTCGCCAGTACAAATTCACCGCATGGATACAAAATCAATTGCCCACCGGCACTACGAGTACCACCACCCGAAACTCGTTTTATAATACCATCATGTTTGCGGTGATTTGCGGTCGACAAAAAATTGTCGGTCGTGCTCTGGTCCTTGGTGACGACATTCTAGCTGCCCTCAAACGACGTTTGAATCTTCAAACTTGGGTGAAAGAAGTCGCTGATTTTAAAATGGTCCTCAAAGCCAAAGCTCCTGCTTTGAACGGAGATGCTACTTTTCTCTCCCGCCGTTTTATCATCGACGACGTCGAAACACCCTTCATGTTGCCCTTATTAGGCAAAATGCTTATACGTTATAATGCGCGCGGTACTAATAACATGGAATGTTCTCCTTCCCAGTATTGCGCCGGCAAAGCTTTGTCTTACGCTTATGAGTGTCGTCACGTCCCCTGTCTTCGTGATGTTTTCATGGCCCGTTATGAAATGGAAGACGAAAAAGATAAGGTCACCCTTGATGATCTTACGTGGTTCGCTCGATCTTCGAATGTTTCGTTCGACAACATCCGCCGTTTTATCTTAGACGAGGAAGTTGTTATCGATGATTTCGAATTTTCTTGCTGGACCATGCAACAATACGGCCTTGATTATCTCGAAGTTCTCGATATGTTTAAAGCCATTGTCCTCCAACCCGACATGGTCCTTGTTGACCTTCCAAATATCGAGAAAATGAAGTGTGATTACTAAATTTTATAGGATGAGGTCCCTTCGTGGTTGATCTCGGGCTCTGCCAGTGACTCCTTAGTCCAACTTTTTAAAAAAAAAAAAAAAAAAAAAACACGCGGGACCGGAGGGGCCCCCGCTAGAACCCC